AGCGGACGAGGCAGGCTTTCTGTCGATCGCTAATTACGCACTGCCAGATGCGATCTGTTCTTGCGTTCATTGTCGCGACTAACTGTAATCACCCAGCTCTACATGCGTGAGCCACGCACAGATCAGCGGGTTTTCAGGTAAAGTTTAAGGTCTCCCACCCCTGGAGACCCGCCGTGAAACACGTCGACATCGCTGAGCGCATGAAGCAAACCCTGCAGGGCCAGCTCGTCCTGGCGCCCTTGACGAGAGTCAAGCGCAACGTCGGGGGCTGGCTTGGGACCGTACAGAAATTCGACTGCAGCTGCGGTCAGTTCCCCGTCCGCTACGACGGAGGCATGTGGGAACTCGTCGGCATCGACGACGTGACGGTGGTGCAACCCGAGGGGGTACGGAAGAGGGCGCGACCTGTTACTATGAGCCGGTAAGCATCCCCTACCCACCCCGGCGGTGCCCATGGATCTGTCTCAGGCGTTCCTCGAACAACTCGGTATCCGAAACGGCAACCGAGATCTCATCGACCACCCCGGTGACACCTGCTCCCAGGGCCACCCCTTCGAGGCCAACGACGCTGGGGAGTGCGTTAGCTGCTGCGAGGACATCCGCGAGGCAGGTGCGCGCGACATCGCGGAGGACTCTGCGGACTATCGAACGCTGACTAGGCACGTCTTTAAGACGCTGAACCCACCGCGCGACGGCGACGTTGAGGTGGAGACCTGCATGGACGCCATCACTGCGATTACGGACTACGTCGAGTCGCTGCCCTGTAGGTGCGCGATCAAGGCCGATGGGTCACCGTGCGCTCGCTGTCGCGCCCTGGGACGTCAGCGCGATGAGAAGGTGCAGCGATGATCAAGAACGTCCCACTGCTACGTAAGGCGCTAGAGTTCGCTGAGGCTCACCCAGAAGAGATCGAATTAGGATCGTGGGCCGAACGGTCTTCCTGTGGCACCACCGCTTGTATCGCAGGAACCATTGCCATCTTGGCGGGTCATGAGATCGATTGGGCCAGCGCGGTCCTTGACGATGATGGTCTATTGTTAGCGGACTATGTCACTGACGGTCGACACATTGAATCTGTGGCACTGGACGAGCTCGGTATCGATGTCGGTGCCGCGTATCAGCTGTTCTACTGTGGAGACCTTGATGAGGTTTGGGAAGTCGCTGAAGAGCTTACAAACGGCGAGATTCAGCGTCCTGTGAAGTAGACTTCTACTGGATCAGCCCCGAAGGTCCACCGGTCGCCCCCGGTTCGGATCTGGCTGATCCAGCGGAGCGAGCAGTCGCCAATCCCCCGATCCGACCGCTCGCTCCGCACCTCGGGAGGTGTCATGCCCGAGGGAACCTTCGAGGCCCGCTGCCCCCTTCCCAAGCAACTCCCCAAGACCGTCAGGGAACGGGCGAGGCTGGCTACGGCGTACTTTGCCACCGACGCTGAGGATCTCCGCGAGATGCTCCATATGTTAGATCTTTGGCCTACTGCGGACGGTGAGGCTGTGCGCGAGGTCTATCTCATAGACCACCGCGACGCCGGCCCCGCACGACGCAAGCGACGATGACGGCGAAAGCCATCCCCGCAAAGCTCCGCGCGTTAGTGCTGGAGCGCGATGGCTATGCCTGCGCCCGGTGTCGACAGTTGCTCCAAGGCAACTACTACTCCCTACACCACAGACTCCCTCGTGGCCGCGGTGGAAAGCACACCGCCGAGAACCTCGTGACTCTGTGCGGAAGTGGGACAATGGGCTGTCATGGCGATGTTGAATCGCACCGCCAGAAAGCTACTGACGACGGCTGGTTAGTCCCTTCCGGGTTTGAACCATCTAATTACCCCATCCTTCGCGACGGGGTACGGGAACAACCCACAGCTACCGGCTGGGAACTCGTTGGATAGGGGGTAGAGATGCCTCGACCCAAACAGCTTAAGCCCTTAGACCCCGAGTACAAGGACGAACGCACCGCGCAGATCGTCAGCATGAAGCGTGCGCACGTCCCCACCGACGAGATCAGCGCGCAGCTCGGGATCTCCACCGCGCACGTGAATCAGATCTACAGGAAAGCCCTGGCGGAGAACTCCCTGACCGCGCTGGCGATCGACGAACACCGCGCAGAGCAGGTCGACCTCATCGAAGCGATGATCCGCGAGCTGATGTGCATCGCCTATGACCAGAGAAAGTCTGATAGATCGCGCATCGACGCGATTCTTTCGGTGAAGTCGTTCATTGAAGAGAAGGCAAAACTCCTTGGGTTGTATTCACCGACTCGTACGGAAATTGTCACGCTCGGAGCGTTGGAGCTAGAGATCACGCAGTTGGAGGCTGAGCTCAATGCCCCCATCCGCGCCGAACTCACTCGGGGAGATTCGGCTGGAGCGGCTGCGGCGGCTGGCGGAGCTGAAGGCCCGGAAAGCAGCTAGGGACGCGGAGTCGGCTCAGAACGTCGCAGCACGATTCCCGCTGCCGGGGGATCTGGCGAAGCTGATCGATCCGACGACCGTTGTGACGCCAGCTCTCCAGATGCTGGATGCAAATCTTTTGGAGATCGCAGAGGGTAAAAACGAAAGACTTATTTTCTCGCTTCCGCCGCAAGAAGGAAAGTCCCAGCGTTGTTCACGCTATTTCCCATTGTGGATGTTATTGCGTGATCCGCAGCTTAGAATAGTCATTGCATCGTATGAGCTGGGGGTTGCTCGACGGTGGTCACGAGCAATTCGGAATGATATCGCGGATCACCCTGAATTAGGGCTTAAATTACGCGAAGATACTGCGGCGGCGCACGAGTGGCAGCTAATGGGACACCGTGGCGGGCTATATGCAGTTGGCGTAGGTGGGGGTCTAACAGGCCGTCCGGCCGATTGTTGCTATAGTACGACTGAGATCATTACTTCTCGGGGCACGATGACGATTGCGGATCTAGTTGCGAGCATGGGTCAGCAGATTATCGAAGTCCCCTTGGTGTTATCATGGAACCACCACGATAACCGTACCGAGTGGCGCCGGGTTGAAGCTGCTCGGGTCATCCCTGAGAGGGAAATCGTTGAAGTCAGCACCGAAGCTGGACGAGTCCTTAAATGTACTCCTGATCACCGGATCTACACCACAACCAGAGGATACGTCGCTGCCGCTGAGCTACAGCCCGGCGAACATCTGGTTACTGCCTACCAGAGTGCCCGTGAAGTGCGCTCGATGCGGGATGGTGTTCATCAAGCAGAGGTCGGCGATCGGGCTGATCAAGCGCCCAGGGACCCCGCTGCACTGCTCTCACGAGTGTCGGCTGGCGGCAGCTTCCGAGCACGAGGGCGTACTACTGCAGTGCCAGCAATGCGGGAAGGATTTTCGCAGACGCAAGCCGGATGTTCATGCGGCAAAACGCCAAGGGCGAATCCTAACGTTTTGCTCGCAGCGCTGCGGCGGTGTTCATCAAATGAAAATGTTGGCAGAGACGGCGACACAGAGACGCCTAGTCGGAACATGCCCTCGGTGCGGACAGAACATGAATCCAGCGAGGGGCCGGAAGTACTGTTCCCGCGAGTGCTGGCTGATCATGAACTCAGCGCCTCGTCTAGCAGCGAGGACGCTCGCGGAACGGCAGTGTCCTCGCTGCGGCAAGGCGTTCCGTCCGACCAGTTATCACACTATGCACTGCTCCCGGACTTGTGCGAATGCGACACACTCAGCTCGGATGGTCGGGGCTGGAAACTCGCACTTCAAGGACGGCACAAGTTACGCGGAGTGGTTTCGCAAGATGCGACCGTTAATCCTAGAGCGAGATCACGGCAAGTGCGTAGCTTGCCAGCAAACGCCAGAGCCGATGCGGTTCCTGTGGAGAGGCAAGCCACGGGAACGAAGCTCGCTATTGGTGCATCACGTCAACGAGGATCCGCGATACAATCAGGCAGAGAATCTTGTGACGTTATGCAAGAGCTGCCATGCGATTCACCACAAATCGGCTACGACACCGTTTCCGTGGTTCGGAGAATACGCGGTTCAAGCGAGCTTGTCTATGACGTCCAAGTGGAAAGCAATTGCAACCTGTTTACAGGAGAAATTTTATCGCACAATTGCCTAATTATTGATGATCCAACTAAAGGTCGTGCAGAAGCGGATTCAGAAGCCTACCAAGAAAATTCTTGGGAGTGGTGGACAGAGACGGCCCGTACTCGGCTAGCTCCACACGCGCCAGTAATAGTAGTGCAGACTAGGTGGCATCAGTTAGACCTTGCTGGCCGTCTGATAGAGCAGGACCACAACTGGCGCAATATCAACATCCCTGCGCAGTGCGAGGATGACAACGATCCACTCGGTCGTGAGATCGGTGAGTACCTCATCTCCGCCCGAGGTCGTACGCCCGAAGAGTGGCAACAGATCCAGCGGGAAGTTGGAGATAGGGCTTGGTCAGCTCTCTACCAGGGTAGACCGGCACCCGCCGAAGGTGGGATGTTCAAACGGTCCTGGTGGCAGTACGACGAGACTCCGGTGTGCTACCGAAAGTCCGACGGGACGATGCACGCCCAAGGGATGGATGTCGTCATCCAGTCCTGGGATATGACGTTCAAAAACACCGACGGTACTGACTTCGTTGTAGGCCAGGTGTGGGGTAGAGCTGGCGCGACGGCGCATCTCCTCGACCAGGTCCGCGCCAGAATGGATTTCCCGCAGACCTGCGTAGCGGTAGAGGAACTCTCCAGGAAATGGCCCCAGGCCACGCTGAAGTTGATCGAAGACAAAGCCAATGGGCCTGCTGTGATTTCACAGCTGCGCAAAACGGTGCCCGGCATGGTCCCCGTGAATCCCGAGGGTAATAAACAAGCCCGTGCCAATGCGGTGACCCCGTATGTCGAGGCTGGGAATGTGTGTTTACCTCTTCCGGCAAGAGCGCCGTGGATCAACGGATATCTTGAGGAGCATGCCGCGTTCCCTACCGGATCTCATGATGATCAAGTGGACGCGACTACCCAAGCACTCGCGCGGCTGATGCTGATGCCGTCCTCGACCACTTTCCTCGAAGAGCTCGTCAACCAGAGATGACCGCAGGGATAATGCAGTTGGTCATCGTCGCGGTAGCCACTGTTGTGGTGTGCAAACTGGCTGGAATCCTATGAGGTCAGGCTTCGTCGTACGACTCGTTGAGAATGTCTCTGATGTAGCTGTCGTATAGTCTGGCGCCAGGAACGAACCGCGAAGAGTCGTTCATAATATCCAGAAGGTGTAGTAGAGCGCGCTGCGCCTCATCGGGAACGCTGTCTGTGAT